TAGAGTCTACTTTATTTTTTACCAAACCATTTAATGCTGGATATAAAAAATATATTGAGAATGACATGGTTAATTCTTTTGCGGCTGATGTTGATACTATAGTTGATTATAATTTAACGAATATAAAATGATTATAAATGCAAGAAGTCCTTACTTTATTTTAGTAAACGAAAGTGGGCAAGTTGGTAGCAAGATTGAAATATTTCTTTGGAATAAGCCTAACTCTGTTCCAGCTACGGCTACATATACTCTAAGCAAAAGAAATTTATCTCCATCACAAACGGAAAATTCCTATAATATTTCTTCTTTTATTAGGGAGTATATTGATAATTTATCTCCATCGGAATCAACTAATATGATGTGGTGTAATGTTAGAGTTAAGAGATACAAAGAAACTACATTTGGCACTTATGGTTCTGCATTAGATACTATTGATTATATTGGAGTAAATGGCTACACTAAATATCTTGATGGATATAACAAGACTGATGCTTCAACTAAATTTGTAGTTTTAGCTGATACATCAAAAGAAATTCAATATACATTAGGTACTATCCCAAGCGTTAACATTGCAATCAATACAACTTTAGGAGATAAGATTGAAGCGGTATATAAAGATTTAAATGGCAGAAATGCAGTAACTACCGTATTACTTGCAGCGACTGATTCAACAAGAAAGGATATGCTTAAAGTTGATTTAAGTACATCTTCAGTAAAATATAATTGTGGGAATACAATTACTTTAAATTATTATGTTGGTGCTACACTAACAACTACAAAAGTTTTTAGAGTCATTCCAGTTTGTGAGCCTAAATATACTCCAGTAGTATGTGCATTTATTAATCGTTATGGAGGGTGGCAATTCCTTAATTTCTTTAAAGCTCAAAGCAATGCAATAAATGTATCAGGCTCTTCTTTCAAAGTTATGCCTGATGCTATTGATTATGATACAAGCAGACCACAAAGTGCAGGATTTAATGTTAATGGAAGTCAATCAGTAATTTTAAATACTGGATTTGTTAAAGAAAATTATTCAGATTTAATTCAAGACTTGCTTCTTTCTGAAACGGTATTGCTTGATGGTAAGCCAGCTGAATGTAAAACTACAAGCACTAATTTAAAGACTTCATTAATGGACCGTAATATAAATTATACAATACAATTTGATTACGCTTATAACCTAATTAACAATGTAATTTAATGATAGTAGTAGGACTTTATATTTATGTAAACGGAGTTGCTAAAAGACTTGACTTATTTAACGATGAGAATATCAGTATTACAAGTACAATTCAGGATATAAATGATATATCTAAAGTCTTCACTGATTTTAGTCAATCTTTTACCGTTCCAGCGACACCACATAACAATGCAATCTTCAAGCATTGGTATGATAATAGTATTGATAACGGATTTGATGCAAGAGTAAGAATTAACTCTTACATTGAATTAGATACAATACCATTTAGAAAAGGCAAAATTCAACTTGAAAAAGCGCAATACAAAAAAGGAGTAATTGACAATTATCAAATAACTTTTATTGGTAGCTTGGTGTCTCTCAAGGATTCATTTGCTGGAAAGCAATTAAAAGACATTGATTTTAGTGGATATGATTTTGCTTATAGTGGAACGGTTGTAAAAAATCGTGTAACTCAAGCAAGCAGTGCTGATGTAAAATTCCCTTTAATTACTTCTAAAAATGTATGGCAATATGGGACTGGTGGGAACATCACTCAAAACTGGGATATTAACAACACAGCTACTCCGGTTTATACTTCCGATTTATTTCCAGCAATGAGAATTGCAAGTATTTTTGATGCAATAGCTTTGAATTTGGCAATTAGTTTTCAAGGAAGTTTCTTGACTGATTCAAGATTTACTCGTGCTTTTTTGTGGTTAAAAAATACCGATTTATTTGAGCAAAAATTCAAGCCTACTAAAATTAATTTTCAGACTAATACTTCTACTACTGGTACGCAAGGTATCTTTAATGTATTTACTGATACTTTAACTTATACAAAACCATTATCGCCAGCCTATTTAAGTCAAAGTAATATTACATTTACTTTTACTTCTTCGGGCATTCCATTTACTTTTTATGTATATCGTAATGGAGTTAAATTAAACGAGCAAAGCTATGTTACTCAAACTTCGCCAATGTATTTGGAAGCTCCTCTTGGAGAATCAGGAGCTTACACATTCCATATCTCAGCTACTTCTCCTGTAACTTATACTTCGGTATATTATTTTGAAACTAAAATTGGAGCTACAAAAGTTTCAGATGTTACGGTAACACAAAGTACGAGTCAAACTACTATTGATGTTTTAGATTTAGCTTCTTATATGCCTGATATTTCTTTGGAAGATTTTTTTACTGGTGTATTAAAGATGTTTAATCTTACTTGTTACTCAGTCGAAGATTCAGTTTATAAAATTGAGCAGATTGAAAATTGGTATAATGCTGGAGAAATCAAAAACATTTCAGAGTATATTATTACTGATAATATTGAGATTGAAAAATCTAAAACTTTTAAAAGAATTAAATTCAATTATCAGCCAAGCGAAAGCTTTATGAATAAGCAATATCTTGGAGCTGCTAATCACGAATACGGAGACTTAAATTATGAATTAGAAAATGATGGTACTGATTATACTATTTCATTACCATTCGAGAATTTACTATTTCAAAAATTTACCGGAACTAACTTGCAAGTTGGATATTCTCTAAAGGTTGGATTTGATAATTATATTCCGAAGCCGATTGTTATATATGATTATGGCACTTTAACCAATACATCATTTAAAATAAACGATGGCACTTCTACTTCTACTGCTACTGCTTATCATGTGTTTGGACAAGATACTAATATTTCTAGCGTAGATTGGACTTTAAACTTTGGAGCTGAACAATCAAGCTTTACAAATAGTATTGAAACCAATACATTATATGCTAACTATTACGATGAGTATATAAATAATATATTCAATGTAAAGGCTCGAATTATAAAGGTTAAGGCGATAATGTCAATTCCTTTTTTAACTAACTTAAAATTAAACGACAGAGTTATAATAAGAGATAAGCGTTACATTATTAACTCTTATACAACTGATTTAACTACTGGAGAAGTTAGCTTTGAATTAATAAACGATTTTAGAACGATATGATAGAAAGACTATTAAAACTATTACTGGCTTTGGAGCATTATAATCAGGCTGAAGTAATTGAAATCGCCAAAGGCAAATATGAATTGCCTAACACAATAAAAAAGGGATACAAGCAAATTAAAAGACAAATAAAATGGCAAAAACGATAGAGGTAGATTTAAATATTAAAACTGATATTGAGCCTACTATACAAAATTTAAGAGCATTAAAAAGGCAATTAAGAGAAACAGCAGCAGGCTCTGAGGAATTTAATAAGATATCTGCGCAAATCAGAGATTTAGATGATGCAATTAAAGATGCTTCTTCTACTTCAGATGATTTTCTTGGCTATTTAGAAAATGCTGATGGTCCTTTAGGTGTTTTAGGTAAAGGTATAAGAAGTGCTGAAAAGAATTTCTCATCATTTAATGCAGTATTAAAGGCTTCAATTATTGGTATTATTGTTGCAGCGATAGGTGGATTAGTGGCTGCATTTACTCAGTCTGAAGTTGCAATGAAAAAGCTACAGCCTTTATTCATTGGAATGGAAAAAATACTTGGCGGTATCTTTAGAGTATTAGAGCCAGTATTAGATATATTTATTGATTTGGCATTAAGAGCCTTGCCTTATGTAACTAAAGGAATTGGTATTTTTTACTCAAGTTTAGTTGCACTATTTACATTTGTTAAGAATGCCGGAATGGGTGCTGGTAAAATACTTAAAGGTATTTTTACTTTGGATTGGGCTGCTTTAGAAGCTGGATATAATCAGTTGGCTGGAACTTGGGATGCAACGGTAAAATCATTTAAAGATGCAAACAAAATGTTTACCGATGGCTCTAATGAGGTAACTAAAACTGAAAAGAAAAATTCAACTACAAGGATTAATATTCGTAAAACTGAAACTAAGGCAAAAGAAAAAGAGGTAAGTGCAGAGCTTAAAGCTATGCGAGAATACCAAGCTCAATATGAAGAGCATCTTAAAAAGCTTGCTGAATTGCAAAAACAATACAATACTGAGATTGAAGATTTGCAAGCAGTTACTGAGCAACAAAAACTTGATTTATGGTTTAAAAGAAAGAAGGAAGAAATTGATGCTATTACTCAATCTGAGCAAGAAAGAAATGATTTATATGCTTTACTTGAAACTCAAAGAGCAATAAAGCAGGCTGAAATTGAAAAAAAGAAGCAAGAAGAGTTATTGAAAATAAAAAAAGAAGGAGAAGAAGCAATAACAAAAACAGAATTAGAACAATCAGAGGCTCGTAAAAAAATAGCTGAATTAGAAGCAAGAGCAAAACAAGAATTGTTAATGGTTGTATCTAATGCTTTAGCTGTAGCATCAACTTTACTTGGAGAATCAACTAACGCTGGTAAGGCGGCTGCGATAGCATCAACTACAATTTCAACTTATTTAGCAGCACAAAATGCGTATCAATCGCAGATGGCAATACCTACACCTGATGCTCCTTTTAGAGCAGCTCTTGCGGCTGGTACTGCTGTTGCGGCTGGTCTTGCAAATGTTAAAAGAATTTTAGCTGTACAAACTCCTAATGGTGGAGGAGGTGGAGGGGGTGGAAATATTTCCGCTCCAGTAATGAATGCTCCATCTTTTAATGTAGTAGGAGCAAGCGGAGCAAATCAAATTGCTCAAACTATAAGCCAGCAAAACAACAATCCAATTAAAGCTTATGTAGTTGCAAAGGATGTTACTACTGCTCAAAGCTTAGATAGAAACATTGTTAGCTCTGCTTCTATGTAGTGAAAATAAAACAATCAAATTTAAAATCGTTTATAGGGTATGAGAATCGTGGAATTAATTATTGATAAAGATACTGATGGTATTGATGCCGTTTCCCTTGTCGACTTTCCAGCAATAGAGAGCAACTTTGTCGCTTTAAATAAAGAATACGAGGTTAAGCTTGCCGAAGTAGATGCGGAGAAACGGATATTGATGGGAGCGGCATTAATTCCAAACAAGCAGATTTATCGTAAGTATGGAAAGGATGAATTTTATGTATTCTTTTCTAAAGATACGGTAAAGCTCGCTTCTGAATTGTTCCTTAAAAACGGTAATCAGTCAAACGCTACTATGCAACATAATAGCAAAATTGATGGAATGACCGTAGTAGAATCTTGGATTATTGATGATGTTGAAAACGACAAGTCAAATGCTTATGGATTCTCATTGCCAGTAGGTACTTGGATGATATCAATGAAAGCTGATAATGACAAGGTTTGGCAAGATGTTAAAGATGGTAAAGTTAAAGGCTTTTCTATTGAAGGATATTTTGCTGATAAATTAGAAATGGCTAAAGAAGAAGAAATTGTTAACCAAATTATTGAAATTTTACAAGATGGCGAAAAATAAAACTACATCTCCGATTGGTGGAGATAGAGCTTGCTTATGCGAGGATGGCACATATTCAAAAGAATGTTGCAAAGGAGAAATGATTAATCAAGGAATTGGTTCATTAGTTCAGCAAAATTCAGGTTCTACGATTGTTAACACAAATCAGCCAAGAACAATAGTAAGCGTAAATTAATCAAATAAATAAATAAGTATGAACTACAAAAACAAGTTAAACCAAATCAAAGCATTACTTGCTTTAGAGGTTAAGCTTGCTCAAATGAAGCTTGAAGATGGTATTACCATTGTAGAAGCAGAATCATTCGAGCCTGATTTCTCTATTGGAATAGTAACTGCTGATGGTATTGTACCAATGCCAGTAGGCGAGTACAAATTGGAAGATGGAAGCATCTTAGTTGTTGAGGTTGAAGGCATTATTGCTGAAATCAAACAAGAAGAAGATGAGCAAGAAGTTGAGGTTGAAGTTGAAGCTGCACCTGAAGAGGTTGTTGAGCCTATGATGGAAGCAGATTCTGCCCCAGCTCCAAAGCGTATTGTTGAGTCAGTTTCAAAAGAAACATTCTTTGAGGCTGAATTAGAAGCTTTAAAAACTGAATTAGCTGCTATTAAGGCAGAAAACGAAGCTTTAAAGTCTGAAAAATCTTCTTTAGAGGTTGAGTTATCAAATGTAGAAGCTGGTGCTGAAGCAATTGTAACTAATCCTGAAGCAGAAACAAAAGTAAATTCATTTAAATTATCAAAGAATCGCCATCGTTCAATCGAAGATTCAGTTTTTTCTAAAATTTTTAACAAATAATTAACAAATAATGGCTACTACAACAAGCATTACAACAACTTATGCTGGCGAATTTAAAGACCAAATTATCGCTGCAGCATTGTTATCAGCTCCAACTATCGAAGCTGGTGGTATTACGGTAAAACCAAGTATCAAGTACAAAGAAGTTATCAAGAAATTGTCAACTGATGCAATCTTGAAAAACGCTTCTTGCGATTTCGATGCTTCTTCTACTATTACTTTAACTGAAAGAGTCTTAACTCCTGAAGAATTCCAAGTTAACTTACAACTTTGCAAGAAAGATTTCCATTCTGATTGGTTATCTGCTCAACAAGGTTATTCTGCATTTGATGTATTGCCATCTTCTTTCCAAGATTTCTTAGTGGCTCATGTTGCTGCTAAAGTTGCTGCAAAGAACGAGACAAACATTTGGTCAGGTGTTAACGCTAACGCTGGCGAGTTTGATGGTTTCGCTACATTATTAGCTGCTGATGCTGCTCTTCCAGCTGCACAAGAAGTTGCTGGTACTACGGTAACTGCTGCTAATGTTGTTGCTGAATTAGGCAAGATTGTTGATGCTATTCCTGCTGCTCTTTACGGAAACGACGGATTGTATCTTTATGTATCTCAAAACATTGCTCGTGCTTATGTTCGTGCTTTGGGCGGATTTGGTGCTTCAGGCTTAGGTGCTAATGGTACTAACGCTATGGGTACTCAATGGTACAACAATGGCTCTTTATCTTTTGATGGTGTTAAAATCTTTGTAGCTAACGGAATGGCTGCTAACAGAGCAATCGCTACTACTAAAGACAACTTGTTCTTTGGAACTGGTTTATTGACTGACCATACTGAAGTTAAAGTTATTGACTTGGCTGATGTTGATGGCTCTCAAAATGTTCGTGTAGTAATGCGCTTGACTGCTGGTGTTCAATACGGAATCGTAGAAGATATCGTTACTTACGGTATCACTAACTCTGCTAACTAATAGCACTCTAATAGCTCCTCGTTAATTCGGGGAGCTTATTTTCATCATTTAAATTTTTAAATATGTCTTGCGATATTTCATTAGGTAGATTAGAGCCTTGCAAAACAAGTAACGGAGGATTAAAAGCCGTTTACTTTGTTAACTGGGGCGATGCTACTGGAGTAACATACGATGCTACTGATACGGATGCTATTACTGCTGTAGCTGGTACTCCAACTGCATACAAGTATGATTTGAAAGGTAACTCATCTTTTGAGCAAACTATCACTTCATCAAGAGAGAATGGTACTACTTTCTTCGAGCAAACGCTTAATTTGACTTTGAAGAAGTTAACCATTAAAGACCATAAGCAAATCAAATTGCTTTCATATGGTAGACCACAAGTAATTGTACAAGATAACAATGACAATTATTTTTGGTGTGGATTAGAGCATGGAATGGATGTAACTGGTGGCACTATTGTTACTGGTGCTGCAATGGGAGATTTGTCTGGATATACTTTGGTATTATCAGGACAAGAAAATGTTCCAGCTAACTTCATCATGACTTCATTAACAACTGCTGGATTTACGGTTGTTTCAGGAGTTTAGATTTTGTGTTGTTTGAGGGTTTGAAATTGGGCGGACAGATGTTCCGTCCTTTTTCATTTAAAAACAAACCTATCATATTATCGTTTATTAAATATGATAATCTTAAAAGAATCAGCATTAGCGCAAGTAGTAAAATTTATACCTACAAGACTTGCGACTGCAAACAAACTTTTTTTGCGTAATGAGTCTACAAATGTAGAGGTTGAATATGCAATTACTTGTACTGCTGAAAGCTTCTATTTAAAGTTTAGTAAAATTGTTAATTTAGAAGAAGGGCATTTTTACACTATGACTATCAAGAATAATACAGATTTAGTGTATCTTGATAAAGTATTTTGCACTAACCAAGATATTGATACATATTCAATTAATAAAGATGAGTATGTGGCACACAATCAAAATATAATTTTCTATGAGTAATATTCACTTCGTGGAATTGGAAGCATATAAAGCTCCAAAATCAATCGAAAGCAACAAAAACAACTGGGTTGAATTTGGCGATAATAATGATTATTATAGCTATTTGAATGACCGATACAATGGTTCGACAACAAATAATTCAGTTATAAACTCAATTAGTAAGCTTATTTATGGTAAAGGGTTAGATGCTACAGATTCTAATCGCAAACCAAACGAATACGCTCAAATGAAGATGTTGCTTCGTAAGGATGTTGTCAAGAAATTGGTAATTGATTATAAGCGTTTAGGTCAAGGATATTTGCAACTAATATACAACAAAGCAAAAAATGCTATTGTAAGAGTTGAGCATATGCCTACAATGAATATTCGTGTTGAAAAGTGTAATGAGAAAGGCGAGATAACTGGATATTATTACAGCGATAATTGGCAAGATATTAAAAAGTTTCCTCCTAAACGCATTCCAGCTTTTGGATATGGAGATAAAACTCTTGAATTAATTGAAGTAGGTAATTATACAATTGGACAAAAATATTATTCCAATGTTGATTATTTAGGTGCTTTGCCTTATGCTCAACTTGAGGAAGAAATTGCAGACTATTTAATCAATGATGTACAAAATGGATTTGCTCCTACTACTATTATTAATTTTAATAATGGTATCCCTGATGAAGAAAAACAATCCTTAATTTCTAATGATGTTAAGCGGAAAACTTCAGGCTCTCATGGTGTTAAAACAATCGTAGCATTTAATAATGATGAGACTAAAAAAACTACTATTGATTCAGTTCCATTAAACGATGCTCCAGCTCATTATGAGTATTTAAGCGAGGAGGCAAGAGGTAAGATTCTTTTAGGACATGGAGTGACTTCAGGGTTATTATTTGGTATTCCATCAGCAAACGGATTTAATTCTAACGCTGATGAATTAAAAAATGCTTTTGTATTATTTGATAATATGATTATCAGACCATCGCAAGAAAATCTTTGCGATATGTTTGATGAGATTCTTGCATTCAATGGGATTTCATTAAACTTATATTTCAAAACTCTTCAGCCATTAGAATTTACGGATTTATCTCCAGCAATGGATAAAGATGCAATGGAAGAAGAAACTGGGGTAAAGCTTTCTTCTCATATTGATGAATTAAATATTGATGAGTATGGCGAGGAGATTGATTTAACTCAATGGGAGCTTATAGATTCAAGACCGGTAAGCTATGATGATGAAGCAAGATTAGATGCAGAATTGGAAGCTTTAAATAATCCTGAGAAATCTTTAATGGCTAAAGTTTGGGAATTTGTTACTACTGGAGTTGCAAGACCAAATTTGCAAAGCTCACAGGATGGCAAATTGTTTATGAGTCGTTATCGTTATAGTGGAAAATTGTCAGATAATTCTCGTGAGTTCTGCCGAAAAATGATTAAGGCTAATAAGTTATATCGCAAAGAGGATATTGAGCAAATGAGCGCAAAGCCATCTACTAATGGAGAATGGTCTCCAAGAGGCGAGAATACTTACGACATATTTCTTTACAAAGGAGGCGGAGCTTGTCATCATTTTTGGACAAGAGAAACCTACAAAAGATTTACTGACCCAAGAAGAAAAGGAGCAGAAGAAGTAACTCCAGCTCAGGCAAGAAAGGCTGGCGAAATATTGCCAACACCTTTTGATAAGTCTGATGGCAAAGGATATAAAAAGGATAATCAATTGGTTTACACTAAGCCAATTAATATGCCAAATCAAGGTTTTTTAAATAGATAATAACAATGGCTCAAGCATTATTTGTAACTCGTGAAGATATTGTTAAGTTTACTGCATTAAATGGCAACATTGATACAGATAAATTTATCCAATGGGTAAAGGTTGCACAAGATATACATATTCAAAACTACTTAGGCACAAAGCTTTTTAACAAGATTAACGATGCGATTGTAGCTAACAACTTGGCTAACCCATATTTAATGCTTTTAAATGTGTATATTAAGCCAATGGTAATTCATTGGACTATGGTTGAATACCTACCATTTGCAGCTTATACCATAGCTAATAAAGGAGTATTTAAACATGGCTCAGAGAATAGCTCTAATGTAGAGAAATCAGAGGTTGATTTTTTAGTTGAAAAAGAAAGAAGTATTGCTCAAAATTATACTCGTAGATTTATTGATTATATGAGTTTTAATCAATCAAGCTTTCCTGAATATAACACAAATAGTAACGCAGATGTCTATCCCGATAAACAATCAGACTTCGGTGGCTGGTACTTGTAGAGGTAAGTACAAGCCTAAACAAACGAATGTAAAAAAATTGCAAATATTTTTAAATAGCATAAAAAATGAGTCTTAATTTCACACACATAAAAGGCGATACTTTTAATCAAGTAGCTTTTGAATTAAAGATAGATACGGTAGCGGTAAATTTGACTGGTGCAACAATTAGGATGCAATTGCGTAAGAATGAAAACGATGTTAATGCAGCTCTATCTCTTACATCTGTAGCATCAGCTGGAATTACAATTACTGGAGCTACATTAGGTCAGTTTAAAATCAACGAGCAAATAATAAACATTCCTGCTGATACATACCAATACGATATTCAAATTACTTTTGCAAGTGGTGTAGTGAAAACTTACATTGCTGGACTATTTAATATTACACCTGAAATAACACGATAGATATGTGTGATGATAACATCGAAATAGGTGTAACAGAAATCACAAATAATATTCTTGTTTCTGCGCAGCCGACTGACCAAATTATTGATATTAATGTAACTGAAACGGTTGAAGATGTTACATTAAATATTACTCCATCTTTGGTGGAAGTAAATATTGATGTAACGCAAGAGCTGATTACTGAAGTTGTTACCGTAGATGCTAATACTTGCGTTAATATAGTTGATGTAACGGTAACTGATGCAACAGATAATGTTACTTTAAATATCACTCCAAGCATTGTTGAGGTTAATATCAATCGCGGAGAGTCTAAATTCAAAATACTTGAAGTAGATAGCTATGCTGATTTACCAACTATTGGCGATAAGGATACTTATTATGTAACATTAGATACTAACAAATTATACCGATGGGATTTAACGGATGAGGTATATGTTGAAGTATCAGCTGGTGGCGCAATTTGGGGACAAATTACTGGAACTTTATCAAATCAAACTGACCTTTGGAATGCTTTAAATTCTAAGCAAAATCAATTAAATGGTATTGGGTTTGTTAAAGCAAATGGAACTACTATATCTTATGATAATAGTACCTATTTAACTACTGGTTCAGCATCTTCTATTTATGTTCCATATACCGGAGCAATTGCAAATGTAAATCTTGGAGAATGGGGATTATCAAGCGGATATATTTCATTAGATAATACTCCTACAAATACTCCAGTTACTGCTGGAACTTTATCTTGGAATGATATAGATGGTACTGCTGACCTTAAATTAAAAGGCGGTAATGTAACTTTACAAATAGGTCAAGAGGAAGTTGTAAGAGTAGTTAATAAAACTGGAGCAACATTAAATGAAGCTGATTTTAGAGCAGTAAGAATAAGAAATGTATCGGAAGGTGGAGCGCAAGGTCAAAGACTTGCAGTTGTTTTAGCTCAAGGTAATAATGATACAAATTCAGCTACAACAATTGGATTAGTTACTGAAAGTATTGCTGATAATCAAGAGGGATTCATTACTACTTTTGGAGAAGTTAAAGAGATTAATACTACTGGAGCTAAATCTTTTGGAGGAGCTGAAAGTTGGGTTGATGGAGATATGCTTTATTTATCTCCTACTCATGCTGGATATTTAACTAAAGTTAAGCCATCTGCTCCTGAGCATATGGTTATTATTGGTTATGTAGTTTATGCTCATGCAAATCATGGTAAAATCTTTGTTAAAGTTGACAATGGGTATGAGCTTGATGAGTTGCACAATGTTGATATTACTACAGCTGCTAATAAAGATACCTTAGTTTATAATTCTACGACAAGCGTATGGGAAAATAAACCATTATCTTATTTACTTTCAGCAACATCTCCATTAAGCCTTGTTTCTAATGTAATTTCAATTACTAAAGCTAATTCAACTACTGATGGATATTTATCAAGTGCTGATTGGATTACTTTTAATGCAAAGCAAAACGCTTTAAATGGTACTGGATTTGTTAAGATTTCAGGCACTATTATTTCTTATGATAATAGTACCTATTACTTAGCTTCAAATCCTAATAATTATATTGATTTAACAGCACTATCTTCAGTTGCTACCGGATTAACTTATACAAATACTACAGGGGTATTTAGTTTGACAAGTGGTTATGTAATTCCAACAACTTCTTCAGCTACTAATTGGGATACTGCTTACACAAATAGAATTACATCACTTACTACTACTGGCTCAAGTGGAGCATCCACTTTGGTAAGCAATGTTTTAAATATACCAACATATACGCTTACTGGATTAGGAGGAGTTCCAACTACAAGAACATTAACTATAAACGGAACTACTTTTGATTTATCAGCTGATAGAAGTTGGACTATTTCAACTGGTAGCGGAATAACTGGAAGTGGTGCAAATGGTCAAGTTACATTTTGGACTGGCACATCAGCTATTGGTGGTAACAACAATTTATTTTGGAATAATTCAAATGCAAGATTAGGCATTGGAACTACTTCACCATCTGCACAATTACATACTACTTTAGATATAATAGTAGCTAATGACATATATATAGGTCATGGTCCTACTGCAAGTTCAACAAATATTGTAATTGGTAGTGGTTTATTAAATGTAACTACTGGATATGCTAATACTATTTTAGGAGAAGATACTGGTGAATTTATTACAAGCGGTTATTTTAATACATTAATAGGAAGATATGCAGGAAGAGAAATAACAACTGGAAATTCTAATACAGCTATTGGATATAACGCTGGATATGCTAATACTATAAATTGTATTTCAATAGGACAACAAGCACAGCCTACTGAAAATTCTATTAATTCTATTGTTATTGGAGGTTATACTCAAGCTTTGGGATTTAGTTATACAAATAAAACTATAATAGGTTATTCAGGTACGACAGATACTATTATAAAGGGTGCAATAACTCAAGATTTTGTAACAAGTAGTTTGTTAAAAACTGATGCGAATGGTAAAATAATTGCAGCTATTGCTGGGGTTGATTACTTAGGAGGCATTTCTGCAACATCTCCATTATCATTAACAAGCGGAGTATTAAGTATTACTCAAGCATCTGCATCAGTTAATGGATTTTTAAGCTCTACTGATTGGAGTACATTCAATGCAAAGCAGACTGCATTAAGTGGTACTGGTTTTGTTAAGGTTGCAGGAACTACAATAAGCTACGATAATACTACTTATACTCCAACATCTCGTTTAATTACTATCAATGGTACTTCATACGATTTATCTGCTGATAGGAGTTGGACAGTTACTGCTGGTAGTGGTATGCGTAATGTTCAAACATTTACTGCTACTTC